TGTAGTACTCCTGTAGATATGATAACACTATTGTTACCATTTAGAGGACTCAGCTTGTCTGAGGCCTAGTATAAGACACTATAAGAGTCTATAAGTACTTAGAGTATCTATAGGATACTTATAGTAGTATAGTAACATTCTTAGGCCTTTTCTATAAGGGGTATATACATTGAAGCATTGTCCTTCGGTACTCTTAAAGCACTCTCCCAGTACCCATCATCCGGTAAAGATCTCAGTAAAGGCCTACATATACCCCTTATAGAGTATAAAAGGTTGTTTAATCCCTCTACAAGGCTCTGTGAGTGCCCTTAGGGATCTCTAAGGTACTGCTAGTACCAATGAGAGGACTCAGCTTGTCTGAGTACTGGTGGGGGGTACGAAAGTAATCAGGGTACCTATATATATTGGTACTTTAATCAGGCTTACTCAAAGGAACACCCATAGACAACCAGGGGTACTTAAACATATTCAGGGGACAACCATAGATATGAACAAGAAAGATATAACTAAACTACTTAAAGAAAAGAAGAGAAGGTCTAGACTAAAGGAATATGAGAATGACTTTAGTAGATTTGCACAAGAACAAATACAGATTGTAACAAAAGATGTATCACAGGGCTTTGTACCATTCACATTTAACAAAGCTCAGAAGATCATTACAGAAAAACTGGAGGAACAAAAGAATGCTACTGGCAAAGTTAGAGCAATTATACTCAAAGCTAGGCAACAAGGGATATCTACATACTGCGCTGGACGAGTCTTCTGGAAAAGTTACTATACTCCCTATGCGAGATCAGTTGTCATGGCTCATGATTCGGCTACGTCAGATGCTTTGTTTAATATGTCAAAGAATCTTATCCGTAACATGGAAGGTGATCTTGCTCCCAAAGAAATACGTAGTAATGCTAAAGAGATTATTATTAACAGTCCCGCTATGGCTGATAAAGATGCTACTGCTTCTTATCGACTATACACAGCGGGGTCTCCAGAAGCTGGACGAGGCACTACGCCAACTATAGCGCACTGCTCTGAGGTTGCATTCTGGCAACATGATGAAAAGATCCTAGCAGGACTCTTCCAGGGTATCTCAAGTGCTGCTGGAACAGAGGTTATCCTGGAGTCTACAGCTAATGGTGCTCAAGGGGAGTTCTACAGGCTCTGGAAGGGTGCTATAGATGGGGACAACGAATACCTTCCCATCTTCTTACCGTGGTTTATCACACCAGAATACACTAGAGAACCCCCAGAGGATATGGAGTTAACAGTTGAAGAAGAAAAACTACGAGATAAACATAGCCTTGACAACGGACAGATCTACTGGAGAAGACTTAAGATTGCAGAAGGTGGAGAACTCAAGTTCAAACAAGAGTACCCATCAACAGCTGACGAAGCGTTTATTATGTCAGGATCTAACGTCTTCAACCTGGAGCGTTTGGACGCACTAGTACCACAATCCTACGAGAGAAGATCTGAATGGGACCCCTCATCTAAGATGTTTGATGAAAACAAAGAGGGTTCTTTGTTCATATACCAGTTTCCTGACTGGGATTCTCCTTATGTGATTGCTGCTGATGTTGCCCTGGGGGTAGGTCAAGACTATTCTGCTGCAGTTGTACTAAATAAAAACTATGAAGTAGTTGCTCATTACAGAAACAACAAGATTGATCCATCTATGTGGGGAGATTTACTGTTTTACTTAGGGAGATACTATAACAATGCTTTGTTAGCTGTAGAATCTAATTCTATGGGTATTGCTACATTACAGAAACTTGACAGTATGGGCTACATAAACCTCTATAGACAAACTAAAGTAGCTAATGTATCTAAAGAAGAAGGTGTACGACTAGGGTTTAGAACTACATCTGCTACTAAACCTGTCATTATAGCAAACCTAAAGAACCTTATAGAAAACGAAGAGATACTAATACCTTCTGTTCAAATCATTAAGGAACTTAAGGATTATATATCTACTGATACAGGTAAAACAGAGGCTGCACCTAACTGTTATGACGATTCAGTTATCGCATTAGCTATAGGATGTGAAGTACTAAGGACCCATTGGGATAAACTAGGTACCTCAAATGTATCCTGGAAACAGAAGTTATCGACTATTGAACAAGTGGATACTAACTGGTTATAGAACATAAGGATACCCTTACTACTATATATACGGATAAATCGTACTCAAACCTATAGTGGAAGCCAAATAGTAATTTAATCTAAACACTATTTTGTGTCTTAATCCATATACCCCTTATAGAACATAAAGGATAAAAGGGTCACTAAGGACCCTAGAGTTCCGCGTTGTCCTCATGCGTCCGGTGGTACGTAGCGGAAATACCACCACTTATTCTAATAGACTAGGGAGATTACCATGTCAATAGAAACATTTCTTAAATGGAAGATCCTCCCTAGGTTTATGATGCTTGCTAGTACAGTAATGTCTTGGCGTTGTGCTGAATGGTTTATGGCTATCCCTGACCCAACAGGGGCACAGTCTGCTTTTGTGTCTGTTGTTATGGGTGTTATGACTGGTGTATTCGGGATCTGGATGGGTCATGAACACAAAGCGTAGTCCATGCATAGGCATATGTACATTAGATGCAATGGGAAAATATTGTGTTGGATGTGGTAGAACTATTGGGCAAATAACCTCAGCAGGTATTGGAAAATATAATGAACCCACCAAAGTGGAAAAGAAATAATTATAAAAGCCCTATTGTATATTTAGGAGGAGAAGAACCATGTCAATTACAAAAGGTGGAGAAACCTTCTCCGGTTACAACAAACCAAAGCGAACCCCTGGTCACCCCAAAAAATCCCATGCTGTCCTTGCAAGGTCGGGTGGTAAGCCCCCGAAAGGGAAACTGATTCGGTTTGGAGAAAAGGGAGCAAGCACTGCAGGTAAACCCAAGGCTGGTGAATCTGCTCGTATGAAAGCTAAACGTAAATCGTTTAAGGCTAGACATGCAAAGAATATTGCACGTGGTCCATTAAGTGCTGCTTACTGGGCAAACAAAGTTAAGTGGTAAGGAGCAAAGGATGGCAGTTAATGAAGCGGGAAACTACACAAAACCGACAATGCGTAAGAATCTGTTTAACAAAATTAAAGCAGGTGGTAAAGGAGGTCGTCCAGGCCAATGGTCGGCACGAAAGGCGCAGATGCTTGCTAAACAATATAAAGCAAATGGTGGAGGCTATCGAGATTAGAAATGAGAAAGCCATCGCAAAAAAGTCTGAACAAATGGACTTCTCAGAAGTGGCGAACGAAAAGTGGTAAAAACTCTACTCAGGGTCCGTTGGCTACTGGAGAGCGTTATATGCCAGCTTCAGCTGTGGGAAGTCTCACGGCAGCAGAACACGCTGCTACTACTAGGGCTAAAAGAAAAGCTACTAAAGCAGGAAAGCAATTTAGCAAACAACCTAAAAAGGTTGCAAGCAAAGTAAAACGACATAGAGCGTAAACCCAGGAGTGGTAACATGTCTAGATTTATAGAAGAAACACACAAACAAAAAGAGCCTAAGAAAGCACAGGCTCCGTTGCCAAAAGCTGGCGCTTACTCTGTAAAGGAATTAGAAAAGGCTAAGCCTATCTATTCTGGTACCGGAGGGAAGAATTAATGGATAAACCCCACGGTTATAAAGAAGTTGTTAGTGATGAACAACTTGTTAACCTTGTTGAGTCAGGAATACAAAACTCAACTGGTGACTGGTTAAATTCATCAGAACTAGCAAGAGAGCGACTAAAAGCAACGTATGAATATGCAGGTGTTGCCGACTTTCATCTAGCACCACAAGGTGTCAGTACTATTGTCGATACATCAACTACTGAAGTTGTTGAAGCGTACACTGCAGTATTGTCTGATTTGTTTCTTAGTAATCAGAAATTAGCACGAATGATACCATATGATGCAACCCCTGGAGCTATCCAGTCAGCAAAGGATGCATCAGATCTTGTTAACTATTGTCTATTTAAAAAGAACAATGGTTGGGAACTTATTCAACAATGGATGAAAGCAGCATTACTATGGAAAAATGCAGTGTGCCGTTGGGGTTACGTAGAAGACTATGATTACGTATTTGAAGAATACGAAAAGATTAGTCAACCAAAACTTGATGAACTACTTGCAGATGATGATGTTGAAATTGTAGGCGACCTACAGTTTGAAAATCAACCAGAAGATTTTTCTCAAGAAGTTGAGCTTATGTATGTTGATGTACGTATTCGTAAACGTATTAACAAATCTAAAGTTAAAATTGAATTAGTCCCACCAGAAAACTTCCGTATCTCAAGGGACGCTACAACAATTGATGATGCATCTTTTGTTGGTGTTCAAAATGAAATGACACGATCAGAGATTCGTAAGTACTATCCAGAAATGGCTGATAAAATCGATGCCTGGGATGAGTTAGGTGATGAGTCTTGGGTTGGTGCATCAAAGTACTCTCAAGATATTGCGGCTCGTAAACAAGTTACTGGTCAGGAATACTATCAAGGGTCTGTTCAACAACAAGCTATTCCACTAGAAGCAAATAAAGAAGTTATTGTAACTGAGTGTTGGCTACGTGTTGATCGTGATGGTGATGGTATTGCAGAACTAAAACATTTTATTATAGCTGGTGCACACATCCTTCATGAAGAAGATTGTGACTATATCCCACTAGCTTCTATCGTTCCAATTGATATTCCATTTGAATTTTATGGTTTATCTATGGCAGACTTTACACGTAGTTCTACATTGGCATCGACAGCTATCCTGCGTGGTTTTGTAGAGAATACATACCTCACTAACTATTCGCCTAAACTAGCGGATCCAAATGTGGTAGACTTCTCTGCATTACAAAACATGAAACCAAAACAGATCATACCAACTAATGGTAGTCCTGTAGGCGCTGTACAACAGCTACCCCCAGAGACAATCTCAACTGGTACTGTACCACTTCTTGAACACCTTCAGCTAATTAAAGAACAAGCTACAGGCATGTCAAAAGCTGCACAGGGACTTAATGATACTCTTTATGTGTCAGGAAACTCTGAGCAGAAACTAAGTGCCGTACAGTCTGCAGCCCAAAAGCGTATTCAACATATTGCTCGTAGGTTTGCTGAGACAGGCTTTAAGCGTTTGATCATGGGTATTTACACAACTATGCATAAAAGCATGAAAGGTAACATACCATATAATATTGGTGGAGCTTACGGATCAATTGATATGTCAACACTTCCATCCCAGATGGATGTAGAAGTAATGCTTGATATTGGTGAAAACTCTAACACATCTATGATTTCTAAGTATAGTCGTATTGCTGCAGAAATCTTACCAGCCCTACAACAACAAGGTGCAGGTATGGTTATTAAACCAGAAGCTTCTGCAGTTTTAGCAACTAAACTCATTGAAGCTATGGATATAGACAGTAATGACTTCTTAGTAAACTACGATACAGATGAGTTTAAGGAAAAGGCAGCACAAGCTATTCAAAGCCAACAGCAAGCAGCCCAAGCCAACCAAGCTCTTCAACAACGTAAGATTGAAGCAGAAACAGCCCTATCAGAAGCAAATGTTATTTATACTGGTGCTCAAACTAAAAACACTATGGATGATAACTCTAAGCAACTTGCTGTGTCTATTGATAAACACTTCCAAGAGTGGGCTGATCTACAGATCAAAGCAACTAAAGAAGGTGCAGAATTACCACAACATCCTGGGTATGATCAAATCATTATGTTAGCAAGGCAGATTTTAGGATCTCCATCGCAACAACCACCGATGGGTAATCAACAACAATAAGGAACCTAATGGAAAAATACCGTAAAGCAGCTGAGAAGAAGCTGGGTAATAAAAAATCATATGGTAATCATAAAATTCATCCCGAAGAACTAGCTAGGAGTGCTCATGTAAAAGGGCATTTTGCAGCTAGGGAACGGGATGAGTTCTTTGATGAAGTATATGGAGAGGTCCTAGTGGACTTCTTTATTGAATGGCTCAAGACGGAGCCGCATGAAACTAAATCTCGTGAGTTTCTCTACTCTTCTGCTCTAGCACTTGGTAGTGTTAAAGAGAAAATGATGAACTTTGAGATGTACGGGAAGAATGTCCCGCACTTACAGGAGGACAACAATGAGACCAATTGATTACGAACAACTAATTAAGAACTACAAAGATATGATTAACACACTAGAGTATGACTCTATGCGAAGTGGTGGTAAGGCAAAGCTTAATGCTACTGACCTAACCAATATGCATAATCTTGTAGAACGATATCAAAAAGAATTAAATAATTCCCCAAAGCAATCCCCTAAAAAGGAGGTAGCAAATGGATAACAATACCGAAGCACCTTTAGATTCTACCCAAATGGATGACTCTATCGCAGAGGTTAGTCAAACAGAAGATGCTTTGCTGGCTGACATTGTACGGAACTCTGATTTCGTAGAATCTCTACCCGATGAGCAAGTGCCTGAGTTAGACACGGACGAAACAGATTCAGAAGACCCAATGGAATCTGAAGAAGCCGATAGCGAAGAAGTTGAAGAAGAGACTGAAGAATTAGAAGAAGACACGGACGAAGAAGATGCTGATGAAGAATCCGCTACCGATGAACCTGATGTGTATGCTACTGATGATTTAGATCTAGAAGCAAAAGTTGTTGTCAAAATTGATGGCAAACATACTGAAGTTTCTTTTGGTGATCTTATTAAAGGTTACTCTACTGAACAACATCTTTCTAAGAAGGGTCGAGAACTCGGTGACGCAAGAAAACAATTAGAAGAGGAGTATCAAGAAAAGGTTGGAGAAATCCAAAACCTATCTAAGGCCTCAGCAGCTGTTCTATATTCAAATGAACAGGCTCTTTCTAAAGAGTACCACTCTATCGAAGCTCAAATTGAAAAAGCTCGTGAAGATGGTGATACTTATGAAGTCAACGAACTCAAAGATAAACGAGAACAAGTTCAGAAAAACTATTGGAATGCACGTAATCAACGTGAAACACTAGTAAAAAATCTTCAAGAAGCAGAAGAGCAACAGTTAACAAAAGAGTGGCAGGAACAACTGTCTTACTTTAATGAAACTATACCTACTCTTATTCCTGACTTTAATGAAAAGACTGCAACTGCGATTAGGTCATTTGCTATTGAAGAGGGTATTTCTCCTGAAGTACTAGATTCAATTGCTGATCCTATCATTGTTAAGTTTGTTGATGATTATCGTAGACTAAAACAAGGTATCACAAAAGGTACTGCTAAAAGGAAATCTACTCCTGCAAAGAAAGCCCCACTTCGTAAAGCTAAGACTGAATCTAAGAAAAAACAAGATGCAGCTTCGGCAGTACGACAACGGGCTTTAAATCCAGACTCTTCTAACGAAGATCAAATGGACTTTCTAAGAGGACTTGCTGCACGATCATTAAATCTTTAATACCTTGGAGGTATAAATAATGACTAGCACTCTTGGTGTACGCGGAACTGGTGGCCCACAGGGACCAGCTCGCGGAACTGGCAAAGATGTCTCACAACGTGAGGATCTAGCAAACTTCATCACAATGATTACTCGTGATGAAACCCCTTTCATGTCATCTATTGGCAAAGCAAAAGCAACA